TAGGTATAACTGGCACAGCGTAACAAGGAGCAGATATAACAAAGCCAAGAAGAAGTAGCCTCCTCATTCGATAGTAAGATCAACGACAAACTGACCTGTTATCACGATACCCGTTCCTGTTCCTGGTGTCATTGTAATATTGTGATTGTCTATTGCCACTGCTGCTGTACCCACGCTTCCAGCACTTGTGCTTGTAAGGTCTGAAAAATTTGGCACAGTACCTACTGTAACTGCACTGCCAGGTGTTTGATCGCCTTCAACATAAGATTGTGCAAAGCTGAAGGCTTCTCCCGATGTTGCTTGCGTAGCAGAAGGAAATGAAATACTTGGTACGCCATTACTTGCTGTTCCAAAACCACCTAATGTAGCTGCTGAGTTTGAGTCTACAGTTGTGACATTATTACCGCTTATGCTATATGACGAGCCGATTTTATCAGCCGTACTTGCTGCTGAAAGTGATTCAAACTTTACACTAGATGATATGGAATGATTCATGTCCGCATAAGCTGGTGCGGATACAAGAAATAAAAATGGAAGTAGTTTTTTCATTTTTTGTCCTCTTTTTTGTTAACAACTTCTGCTCCCTCGATACGAAGCGGTGTTTCAACTCTAATCAACTGATAATTACCTTGTTGTGTAGCTAGTAACGCTTCTACTTCTTTTTTGTTTAATGGTTTATCTTCTGGCTTAAATGTTCCATCACCTCTTTTTTTAGCTCCTTCAAGGCCGAAACTGGCAAGTGCTCCCGTCAGGAGCGAAGCAGGAAACGTGATATCTTTTGGTTCGTTACTATATCCTGGGATTGAAATGTAATTCAAAGAAACTATAAACCCACTCCAAGCAACTACAATAAGCCTTACTACAACTGAGATAAAAGCTAATTGTTCCTCTTTATCTGTAATGTTTTCTTTCAGTTTCTGAAGAGGATTTTTTTTCTCCTGTTCTGCCATAAAAGCTGAGTATCTTGTCTAATACTAGCAAAGTAGCTATGTTTGGGAAGTAACACATAATTATCGTATGTATAAGATTCTCAAACCAATATTATTAACCTTTTTAACTACCACTGCTGTTAAGAGACTTATTGTAGATCTACTTCGAGCAATTTGTAAGCAGACCTCGAATAGTCTTGATGATAGAGCAGTTGATTTATTAGAAAAACAACTTTTTCCAATGAAATGAAAATTACTAAATTTCTCAATATTGATATAGAACCAGCACCTCCAGAGTTGGAACTAGAAATTGAAATGCAATGTAGAGAAATTATGAAAAGTAATAATCTAGATAATATAAAAAGATATTGCACACATATGGTTAGAAAAAAGTTTGACCAAGATATATTTATGGCTTCATTACTTAATAGACTTATTGAATTAGAAGCTAATCGAGTTGTTCAGCAAATAAGAAAAGAAAAAAAAACTAATCTGATAAAGAAGTTTTTTCGTATTCCCTAATTTCTTCATCAGTAAAATCTTTTACTAATAATTTATCAATTTTATCAATTTCATAATTAAATTTAAGTACAGCAGTTCTTATATGTTCCGTGACCCAACGACCTTGATCATAAATTACTTGTGCTTTTCCATTCTCTTTTATAAAAACATAATGATCCTGTCCTTTCATTTGAATTTCTAAAAAGTTTTTCTCTAAGTTTTTACGTCTTATATCTTTGAGTTTGCGTAATTTAAGAATAGACTTTCTAACTGGTTTCATTTTTTATAGTTTGAAGGAGGTGGTGTAAGCCAGTAGCGTACACCATTTATTATTTTAAAGTGAACATTTAAATTAGGATCTTTAACTAAATATTCATCCTTGGGCTTAGAAAGGTAACTCTTCATTTACTCCTGTGTCAATCTTCTGTGGATTAATGTTGCCAAATACTCCGTATGGTCCATCCATCGCTTTAGCGAAGATTTGTATACATTTAGTTTTAACTTTTTCTTTTTTGTTGAAATCGTAGACTTCTCCATCTTTTGCTTTTTTGTCAATAAGGTTCATTAAATGTTCCGTCAGATAAGGAACAGAGTCAACAGGAATTGTGAGACTCAAAACTTGTTGGCCTTCGTTAAAACGATCATCGCCAATGTTCCATTTTATAGGAAGAGGTAGTGCTGGATTAAATTCCATAATTAATTGAAAAATTTAGTTAATAAAGTGTTGAAGAATGAATTAAAAGAAACTTTGTTTTCTTTACAATGATCTTTTATTTTGGAAGCAAGGGTGTCATTTGTTCTGACACTAAAGATGTTTTTGTTCCAATCTTTTTTACGTTGCTGTTTGCGAAGAAGAAGTTCATTCAATACTTGTTCTCTCGCAGTGTTAGCAGTTTCATCTGGTGTCATAAGCTCTCATCTATCTTAGAGATTTCAAGAGCTAAAAACTCACCATGTTCAGCAGTAGTAATATGTCTGGTTATCTTTGTATCTTTAATACTGAACTTCTTTCTGAAAGATTCGACTACGTCTTTCATCTTTAAAGGATTACTTTGATGAAGTGCCTGTAACTTTTCAAGAATTACTTCTTTTGCATCCTTGGTAATAGGATCAGGAAGTTTTTCTAAAACAGATGTAGGTTCTAGCTTTTCATTAGGTTTGGTACGAGTATTACCTACACCAACTTTTTGGGATGGTGTCTTTGTTAAAGAGTTACCATCATCATCATCATTAGCTAGTCCGTAGATAGAAAGTAATCCATATCTACGAGCATAGGTTTGTGCTTCCCCTGCTGCCTGATGAACATTTTTTACGTTATTAGGAATCTTTGGTACAGGAAATCTACTAACTAAAGGTTCATCACCAGAAACGTGCATCAATTTTGTAATAACTATTGTGATGACTTCTCCTTCTGGAGTGATCACATAATCATTTAATTGTGTATGACAAAGACCAAACTCTGTAGCTGGTTGAATAGCTAACAATGCTTGACCTAATGTAGTGTATTTGCTTTTGAAAAAAGGATTAGTTCCATCCTTTCCAGCAGCATGATGCTCTTTTTGAAAAGCATTAAGTGCTTCGATCAATGTCGAAGGCTGTTTAGTGGCCATGAGTAATTGTTTACTTGATAATTATATTACACATATATCATGTTTACTGCAAGGCAGCTTGTAATAAAGTGTTGAATTGTTCTGGAGTCAAGACCATTCTCCATTGACCTCCTCTAAACCTAACCATGCTTGCAACAAAGTCTACACCTGCATTTTCTCTCTGTACTTCAACTTCTCTAGGTTTAACAAGACAGGCTTGAGATTTGTCCTTCCAATCTGCCACCTGTATTACGCAATTTGGTACTCCATGAATATCTCCGACATCTCCAGGAATACCTGCACTGAGATTTCTTTGACATTCAAAACCAGTAACTTCTGTTAAAAGTTCTGCTGCTTCTCTTTCGGCTTTATCTCCTTTTCTTTTATTTGGATTAGTCATCCCTGTAGTTCTCGAATGCGTCTTTGAATATCATCAAATTGTACACAATATTCTTTATCTGTAATTTCTTTTTGAAACCATTGCCATTCAAGTGTTGCAATTTCATTTTGTAGTTTTGTGATTAAATATTTTTTTCTTCGATCAAGTTCACGATAAAGACATTTCACTTTTTGAGAATCCATTTTTTATTAATTTTAGATTGTAATTGTAATCTTTTCTGTTCTGTTATAGATAAGAAACAATCATCTAATTCTTCTATTGTTTCACTAAAGTCTGCCTGTTGTGATATTGCCAATGATCTTGAAAAATTTACAAGAGATGCTCGAATAAGTTTTAACTCACGGCCTGAAACATTAAGAATGTAATCCATTAAAACAATTCCTGCTCTGCTTCAAATTTTTCCCATGCTTTCTGCCATGCAGCTTCGCATCTTTCTGTAGGTTGATCAATGTTCATAATACATCTACCTTCAAATGCCCAAATCGTATTACATACATCTGGTCTTAAATTGTAGTTTAGTTTCAACATTTCAACGTAGCAACCAAGTTGTTTATCAGTTGAGTATGGCTCTTTCCAATACATATCCAAATCCTCGATATATAACAAACCATCTTTCTTTCTCTTTCGCATAAAATAATCACAGCTACTCTTTGTTTTTAAGTCAATCAATCTGATTTGATTAGTTTTTGTATCTCGACCAAGCAGATCAAGTTGACCACCAACTGATTTATCAGGTATTGACATCATATGTTCAACTGCCATCGGTTCAAAATGTGTGAACAATTCATGTTGAAGTAAAGGTTCAACCCATGCACCATATTCATCAGGCTCAATTTTGCCATTACCCAACATATGTTCAGCTAGACATTCATGGCACTTCTCTCCTCTGGGCTGCCATTGTGATCTCCATTTCTCGATATTTTCTTTATCTTCTTCAGATAATTCACTACAGACTTGAGTAGTTGAATAAGACATCCATTGTTTGGTTTCTGTATTTACATATCTGTGTGTATTTTCATCTCTTTTGATTGGAAGAGGTTTTAAAAGTTGGAAGGTTTTCATTGTTAAAAATCGTATTCTGGTAAGTCTTTAGGATCAATAATTTCTATTTTCTCCTTTTTTGGTTTGGGTGCTTTCACCCTAGCAAGGTTTTTATATTCGACACCTTGGTAACCTTGCGGAAATGCTTTGTTACCTTTGGTGTTGCTAACACATTCTGTCCATCCTGGGGGAGGTGTGTCTAGGTCTTTTAAAGTCCAGTAACCTTTTTTAATACCATCTTTAAGTATTTTTAGAACTGAAGCATCAAATAGTTTTTGCATTATTAATCTCCCATATAATCTTTAGCTGTCTTGCCTAATTCAGCAAGTGTCGGTGGCATTTCGTTATCACTAGCTTTGAAATATTTAGGTTTGAATTGTGGCTCTTCTGGTTTGTAACCTTTCTTAAGTGGATATATATCCTTCCAGCCAGCCGTAATTGCTTTCTCAAGAGCTTGTTTTCTATCTTGTGATGGAAATGACCTGAGAGTATCAAAGATGCGGTTAGCGACCTTTAAAGTACACGATGCACCTTTTTTCTTTCTTATAGGCCACCATTCAATTAAAAGATCTGCATAATCTTTCAAATCATCAGGTATTGTCTCTGCATTAATTATGTAATAAGAAAAAGGATCAGAGGCAACTGATTTTCTTTTTGATTTAAGCTTCATAGCTTTTCTGATTAAGTTTCTGACAACAGCAGATACTTTGTGTTCTTCATCTGTTTGTGATTCAAGCCATTTAATATGTTCTGGCTCTAAATACAACGTAAGTTTCTCTTTTGGCATAAGTTTATGTCTTTGTATGTAAGTGTAATTCTATTGATTTATTATGTCAACAAAAAGTTTTTTCCTTATTTATTAATATATATATTTATATATATATTATTATTTATATATTTATTATAAATTTATTTACTTATATTATATTTC